AAAGGGGTGGCTGAGATCAGCCCAACCACCCCATTGAATTAATCAGAGATTAAGTTACGAACTAATTGCTGTACCAGCTGTTGGATAGTAAGCTACTAAGAGTTTAAATTTACCCTTTGTTGCATTACCGAATCCGTTACCTGTTCCATTTGAAGAAACATTGAACTGAGAAACAAGATGAGATGTAGCGGTAGCTCCATTAAGTAAAGCTCCTGTGTTTACATACTCAATATTGTTTGTATCCCCAGTAAAGCAATTTGATACGGCTACGAAACCATCTACATCATCATCTCCTGCGGAGATAGTAGCGTCAGAAACAGCGGAACCAGTTGATACTGATGCTGTAACTAACTCATGTATTTCGATACTTGCTTTAGCAACTACTCCTGCCAATGCAGAACCAGATGGGAACTGTACTGCTGTACTTTGAGCTCCTGTTGATGCACTTAGTTCACTTGCGTCGAACTCCACCTCATGAGTGTAGCCTTGAGCCAATGTCTCTAAGTTGCCTATTTTTTTTAATACTAATGCCATGTTATTTTCCTCCTATTTAATTATGAGATTTTACCATGTGCGGCTGGAGCATAAACACCAAGTGTTAATGCACAGTCAACAAAACCACGCTCGCCACCACCCATGTTAGGTAGACGACTTGCACCCATAGGGATTAGCTCGTGAATGCCGTAGTAATCAGGGTTAATCATATAACCTCTATCGTGATTAGCACTAGCACCAGTAACTGTCTCTGGGTTAGTTTCTGGGTTCATGTTAATAATAGAAACAATACCAAAGTCAGATTGGTAAACTTCTACTGATAACTTAATTGTTGAGCTATTGCCGTCGTAGTTAACTGAACGAACGCCAGCATTTGTTCCATTAGCAACATCAACACCAAAGCGAGCGAAGTCAGCAATTTGACGACGAAGGCTAGTGTCAGCAATAAGAACAAGGTTGTTAGCTTCACCATTTGCACGATAAATCGAACGAATAACGGTGTTGAACTGGGACTCTGTGATACTGCTACCATTTGCATCAATCGATGCGGCAGGAGTACGGTAGTCAGCAGGAACATCTGAAGGACCTGCTGAGTCCAGCCAATCGCCAAGACCACGCATTTTGTATGCAACTGCACCATTTTCAGCCTGACGATCATTGTCAGAAAGTATAGTTGCTTCAATGTCACGCTTAAGTTCACGGATAGCTTTAGCTTCTGCTTGAGCAACTTTAGCTGGTCCAACGGATTCGACTGCTTCTTGCAGATCGGATACCATGAAGTCCCTGCGGAACTTCTGGACATAGTTACCAAGACGAGCACGGCTTGCGAACTGGTCGGTGAATGAGGTTATATCTGCTCCTTCGCTTACACCAGCAGTAGATGGTGAAGACAAGGAATCAACGGTCCACTCAACGAAAGTAGCATTAGCTCCTTGTCGGTTAGCGGATGAAAGGGCTGGAGTTTCTTCAGGTGCGAGGATAGTCAAGACATCAGTCAAGTCCTCACGATTAGAAGCACTCGGACCCTGAGTCGTTACTGGTTGTAACGCTGGATTGAATGTATCTGTAATAGCCATAATTTAATGGGTTATTTTGTGAGTTGAAGTGTACGGAGTTTGATGAAATCATTTTTATCTCCTGATTCTTTAAAACGACTGTTAAGATCAGCCAAAGCCTTAGCTCCTTTTTTAGCACGATTAGACGAAGGTGCTGAATTTGCACCAGTTGAGGGCGGATTTAATTTTACGCCAGATTTTGTATCTTCTACTGTTCTACGACCATAAATACTATTTGCCGCATGAGCAATAATATATGGAAGTTGAGCTGATATTTCTGGTGATACTTCATTTTCTAAATCTTGAAAACGCTTATCATTAATCATTGCCTCATATCTTTGGCGAACATCGTTGTCCTCCCCAGAGAGCCAAGGCAATTCTTCCGTAGCTTTTTGCTGAAACTGAGATTTAACTTCTTTTGATTGTGCTACAGAATTAATTTTGTTTAACTGATCAGGTAAATATTTGTTTTTACCTTTTCTGGCATTTTTTAAAGCATTTCTTACTTCTGCTTTAGTTACTTCTTTGCCCTCTACTTCAGTTACTATATCATCTGGACCGTATCCATCAGCATTAAACAATGTGTCCTCAGCCCATTCTACGATGTTATTAATTTCTTCAGCTTTTTCTTGCAACTCTTCAATCGTATTTAAATTGCTGTATGGGTTATCTTTTATTGATTCCTTTACAGTTAATGGATTGGTTTGTTGCATTGATTGCTTAATTCTCATAAGCTCTTCTTCAGCCTGTTTACGCTTTGCGGTTAATTCCCCAAAACGAGCAACAGCTCTGGATCCAAGCTTTTCAGCAAGTTCTTTTAAATCTTGCTCAGACATTTCGTCTAAGTTGTACTGTGAAAGAACCTCGTCAGTACCTTCAGTTGTATCAGCTTCCTCGGATTCAACAGCCTCTGGCTCTTGAACTGGTTCTTCTGGTACTTCTTCTTGTACTGTGTCGATAACCTCTTCCTCCGTTTCTTGTGGCTCTTGAGCCTCTGAAACTTCTGGTTGAAGTTGTTTTAGTCTCCTGTTAGCAAATGCTTCAGGGGACATGTTATTACCACTCATGTTTTCTTGAAGTGCTTGAGCGACCGCACTTTTGATTTCATCTGTCATAATATCCACTTTTTACGCCAAGCGATAGCGATTTGTATATTATAGCATACTGTCCAAATTTAATTTAAATTAGAACCAAAGCGTCGCTGTAATGAACGCCAGTCTGCCATTTGTAAAATCTGGTCATAGCTAAGTATTTGACCACTTATTTGCTGAATTTTATTTGAATCAGCGTCATGAAGAGCCTCAATGGACTCCTCTCTTAAATCTGATATAGTCTGTATAAACAAACCAAAACTTTCGTGATGACTTAATGAGTCTAGTGCTTCTTGTAGGGTCATATATTACATTGATTGGGTACTTATAGAACCCATTTGTGCAGGTGCTGTTCCAACTTTACCAATTTGAGCATTTTGCATTTGTTGCAATTGGAAAGTATATTGTCCAGCATATTTTTCTAATCTTCCTCTAAATGATTCATCTTGTTGAATGCGTTGCATAACATCTGGTTGTTGACCGTATTGTTGAATAACTCCCATAGCAATCTGAGCACCATTTGGTCTAGCTGGCATTTCAATTCCAGCATATATCTTAGATAAATCATCAGTAACTTGTTTAACAATTTCCTGTTGAGCATCTTGTGCTGGCTGTAGAATTGAGTCAGCTAGTACTGGGTCAACAGCATTAGCCATAGCTGTTAATAAATTATCAATATTAATTCTTCCGCTACGGTCAAGTTGAGTAAGTGCTGTAATTTGTTGAAGTTTAGCTTCTTGAGTTTGAGGATCAGAATTAAGGACATCGTAAGATATTAATACATCAAAGTTTTCATTTGGATCTCCTTTATTAAACATTTGCGGATCTGGTGAACCAGTTACTCTAAAAAATGTACTATCTGGTCCAAATCGTTGATAACAACGATAAGCTAACTTTAGAACCTCTGCATTATGTTCTAGGAACTTGTTTACTAAGAATTGTTTCTTCAGTTGACTTATTTGGCTGTCATCTAACCCCATCAATCTATCTGCTTGATCCTGTAAAGTTTTTTCTATTTCTATTGAACCAGTAGGCAATGGTGGGGTAGGTCCAAAGTCTATTTCTCCCTTTCTTCTATACGGAATATATCTAGCTGGTCCATAATCAGTTGGTGCTTGACCAACAGGGTGCATAATAGGAGGCAGGGTAGCTAGACTGTTTCTGTCCACCCTACAATCTCTCTCTACTTTTACTTGATTTTGTATTCCTCGCAGTAGATCTGGTGCTGTTGTAGTATCATACAAACGCTTTGAATCTTCAGAAAGTTTTGTTACAACTATAGGATAGTCCTCATAACCATTTAAAAGTTCAAATATAGCAAATGGTGATGTTTCATTATCACCACTAAAGTCCTTGTGAAATACAGTATAGTAAATGCCCTCTGAACCATCATCTGGATCAATTAATCTTTGGTATCCATATATTAATTCAATTAAATCTTCTGCCTGATATCCGTAATCAGATATTGAGTTATTTCTATTACCCTCTTGTCGTTTTTCTATATCCGAAATATCAACACCCCTGTATTTTTCTATCATTGTTGATACAAAATCAGCATCCCAACCATCTGTAATAACTTTTTGTTCTAGCTCTTGGGGAGTGTAGTAGTTCCTCCAAAAACAATAAGGTGCTCTCTGGGGATCTGTAACATATGATGGAAAAAAGAAATCAAAATCAGGAGCAAGGGTTCTTACATCAGGGCAATTAACTTGTCTTTTAATAATCGGTATAGTTGTTTTTCCCCTTTTTCGAAGATCTTTTAATGATTTTTTTGCCTTAGCTTTAGTTAGTCCGCTAAAAACTTTCATTAACAACTGTATTACTTGATCATCATTTTCCTGAGAAGCAATTAATTCTAATACTTCTGGGCTTACACTACCAATCTGTTCAAGAGTTAATTCTTGCAAAAATCTACGATCTTCTCTTTGCCATCCTACATGGGTAATTAACAAACCCCTCTCTAGTAGGTAGTTAGCACCTAGCTCCATTTCTTTATTAAATCTAGGTATATAACCAGATGATGTCATCCACTTCAAAAAACTAGAAACTATTTTTGATCTAGCTATATCGCTAACCTCAACTGGAAATGCTCTTACATTTGCCCTGCTCATTGATGACATAAATAAAGCAACCAACCTGCTTATCCTTTCGTCAATAACATGAGCCTCCATGTCAGATGCACCCTCCCAAGGGAACGCATCAGCTCCGTGCTTTCTGTGGTCACGGCTTTTACCAGCCCAGTAATTTCGCCTATTGTCATATGAATCACGACAAAGATCAAAATAAGGTTCAAGTTCTAAAACTGTTTGCTCATACGCTGTCCTCAAATGATCTACATTTGGTTCTTTTCCAACATATGTTAATGATTCTGAAAGGCTATCTGTGTCCATTATTTAATATTTTATCATTTAGATCAATAAACTGATGGAACAAATAATTCATATAGTTCATCTTCTTCTACTTCTTCTACTGTTACTATTCTGTTAGTCCAGTCAACATGAGAAAATTTTCTTGGTATTTTTGTTTTTACTACCCTCATTTTTTCCTTAACATGAACCATCATGAACCTTGGGTTTGGGCACTTGTTCCTTACCCTGCCCCTGTATTTGTTAGGCTTGGGCTCCTCTATTGGAATACTTGAATCAAGCACATCTTGACCAGTTTCATCAACCCAAGTGTTTCTACCTTTTCCGCTGAGTGAGGACTCCTCTAAGTTGTTTGATGCTATTTCCACAATTTGATTAAATGGCAAATTGTACTCCTCAGCTAACTTTGTCAATCTTTTTTTAGGCATCAGTAACCACCTTTACTTTTAAGAGTAGATCGTAAGCTTGCGTTTTTAATGTGATCTGGACCATCTCCGCTGTTATGCATTCTTAAATATCTTATAGTGTCAAAAAAGTCCTTTAGAGCTTCGTCTGATTTTCCCCTGCTTCCGTAGTTGATTAATGACTCAATTAAATTTCCGCATTCTCTGTGTATGAAACATTGTGGGCAGTTGGCTTTATCTACTGGTAAATTTGGATTGTAGCTAAACCACTCGTCAAGAGCATTGATGCCTACATCTTCTATAGTACCATTGCTGGCAAGGAAGTACATTCCTCTTTGCTCAAATAACCTAAACAGGTCATCATTAT